GCCTCAAAGGTCTGCTGAATGAACTTCTTCGCCTGCTCCGGGTTCAGTGCGCCGCCAGCGGCCAGACCGGCGGTGGTGATGGTCTGGCCTGCTGCGTTCACGATTGCCTTATTGCTTCTTATGGTCATAGTGCTTGTTCCTCCTTACAGGATACCGGCGAGATAGTGCGGCTCGGACTTCTCGACAGGGTCCTCCGGGTCGCCATCGTCGTTCAGGTTGGTCGGCAGGCCTGCGGCCTTGCGGACGGGTGCGACAGCCTTTGCGACGGCCTTTGCGACGACGTCCGCAACATTCTCGGCGGTCAGCAGCTCCGGGGTCTTTTCGGGCTCCTCCTGCTGGCCGAGAGCCTTTGCGACGGCTTCCTCGACCATCTTGCCGACGGCCTCGACGGTCAGGCCTGCGGGCTCCGCTGCCGGTTCTGCGGCTTTCTGGACGGGGTCAGTCGCGGGCTTCTGCTGGGTTTCCAGTGCCTTGGCGACGGCTGCCGCCACGGTATCTTCGATTTCTTTCTTGGTCACTTCGGTTTCCTCCTGTTCTTCTTCGGGGAATTTATCGAGGAACTCCCCGAGGTTTGTGTAGATGGACTGCAACGTGCTGCGGTTGGCTTTGCTCATGGCCTTGCCAGCCTTGATGACGGCGCAGCTTTCGAGCGATTTCGTAACGGGTTGCCCTTTGGTGAGCAGCTCGGTGACGATGTTGTTGAAGTCGTTCAGGGCGTTTCGGATGGTCTCCTCGTCCGACGCAAACTCCCAATGGTCATTCTCCCAGTTGTACCGGTACAGAACGTCGTTGAGTGCGTAGAACGCGGTCCAGAAGTTGTCGCTCTGGATGCGCTTGGTGTAGTTGTCGGCAACTTCGCCTTTCTCGACAACATCAAAGCCGAGGGCAGCGGCCATCTTCTTGAAGATGCCGCGCATACCCTTTTCGGGCTGCTCCTCCGCCTTTGCCACTCCGTCATCGGGCAGCGGGTCGTCCTCGTCGCTGTACTTGCCGACGCCGCCCATGGAAAAGCCGGTGATTTCGCCTTTCTGGACTTTCTCGAAAATATCCGGGTCGTCCACCTCGACGGTCATCATCCATGTGCCTTTCTTGATGGCCTGCTCTCCGACGCTCATATCGCAAGGCGCAACATAGCTCTCGACGACGGCTGCCTTTTCGAGCGGCTCGAACGAGTGCTGCACATCCACCTGATTGCCGTTCTTGGCGAACCAGTACGCGGCCTTGGTGATTTCCTGCTCCGTCATGTAATTGCCGTGGGCGTCCTCTGTGAGGGGCTCATAGACAATGCCGGTGATGTAGTGGCTATCAGCATCCGCGTTGACGATTCGGCCGTAAGAAGCAAAAGAGGCGGAGCCGTGCTCCGCCTTGGTGATAAGAAACTGTTTCTTGTTGGCTGCCTTGTCTACAAGGCTGACAAAAGAAATCTTTGCATCTGTGATGGCGTATGCTTTCTCGATTTTGCTCATGGTTTTCTCACCTCCTCTCTACGCCACTAGGTAGGGCGTCTAATGGTCGGCCATGTGTCCTTGCCGCTGCGCTCAAGGAGTGCAACGTCAAAGGGCTTGCGGCCTATATCCTCAAGCGATGAATAGAACCAAACGACCATATCATCGCACTGGGGCTCGTCTACGATGGAGAAGATGCGCCGGAGCTCGTCCTCCGGCGCGTCTGCCGGTGCTGCGCACCACTTGACGATGCGCAGCCTCCCGGGGAGCTGGTATCTCTCGACCCGCTCCACATGGTACTTAGGCTTGAAAAGGCGGCGAATAATCGCCGAAACGATGCGGTCAAGTGCTTTCCACATGGGGCTCCTCCTCCGGCATAATGATTTTGACGTTGGGGTTCTCAAGCAGAGCCTCAATCTCGGATAAATCGGCTCCGAATGCAATCCGTAATTCAAGCGTTGCGGGCTGTCCTGCGTCATGGTGCAGGGTGTACCCGTTTACGATGCTCGCCAGCTCGATGCCGTCGATTTTGAGACTAGGCCACTTTCCAACTCGGGCTTCGTCGATGGTAACTTTCATGTGTAGTCCTCCTCGTTGATGCCTGCACGCGCCTTGTTCTGCGCGTCGAGTTCTTTCTCCCACTCGCCGTCGTCCTCCGCGATGGCCTGCGCTTGGAGGGCCTGCCGCTCCTCAAGGGAGAGACCGAGCACCTCCTCACTAACTACCGGCTGCAAAAGGCAATGGCAGTTGACGCTCTCTCTCGGCGGCAAACAGACGTCTCGCGGGGTCATGGGGTAGTAGGTATTTCCGTCAGCTCCAATCAGGGTGAACGGCTGCCCTTTCGGGACGCGAACGCCGTCCATATCCACATGGTTCTGTCTCGGGTCGTTCCGGTATGCTCCGGTGTGTTTCCACATCTTCTCCTCGACGGCCGGGCTCTGGATGTAGCTTTCGAGCTGCGCATAGCCGTGCGCCCGGAGCACCTCCGTCAGGGCCACGCGCCGCGCGCGGTAGCCCGGGGAGCGGATGCCGCTGTCTGCAATGATGTTTGCGACGTCGTTGATGCCCTTGCCGTCGTTCAGGCCCTTTTTCAGGACTGCCTCGATTTCGGTCTCGGTGTCCAGCTTCATAATGTCGGCGAGGTCGCTGCTCCACGAGCTTATCCAATCGGTTGTCCGCTTGGTGAGCTTCGTAACGGTGAGCTCTGCATCCGTTTTCTGGACGTAAGCCTCAACATACGTCGGCATGATGGTGGAAAACTGAGTATGGAAAACATCGAAAAGGTCCTGCGACAGCTTGCTCTTGTTCTTGAACTTCGGCCAGCTGTCCTTGAAGAAAGTTTCAAGGTCGATGGCGTCCGCCAGCTCCTTGAGCAGGTCGTCGGCGTTGTCCTCGAGGAGCTTCGTCACGACCTCCTCGATTTCGTCCACGGTGTTCAGGCTCTCTTTTGCCTTGAGGTATCCCTCCATCGTGAGCTGCTCGTACAGGTCGTTTTCTGCTTTGGCGAGGTATGCGTCGATGGCCTTGATTAGGGGTCCGCAGCGTAAGCACTTCACTCCGCGTCGCCCTCCTCCTGTTTCATGTCAGCCAGCAGGCGGCGGACCTCTTTCATCACGGCGACGAGCTCCGTCTCATTAGCGGCTGCCGCTTTCTGAATCTCGCCGTCGAGCTGTTCTTCTACGCTAGGCCCGCCCTGCTGGGCGTTCTGTGCGGGCTTTGTCTCCGATTGGTTTTTCTTGCCAGCGTCAGAACCGCCATTCTGCGCCACGCTGGGGCCGTTTCCAGCCACGGTGATGGCTGCGGCCCGCTGCTGTGCGTTGGTAAACGCCAGCGGAATGTCGCCCCACTCCTCGGGGAAGTCCTCCGAGGTCTCGCCGAGGGCCTTGTACAGGACGCTCTTTGCCTTGTTCGGGGTGAGGCCGCCAGCGTTGTTGCAGACGGTCAGCAGCTTGTACAGGTCGTCCGGGTTGGAAACGTCCGGCGCGCGGAAGAACACCTCGACGTACTTGAACTGATAGCAGTTGAGCAGCCTGTTGTTGATGGCCCACGCCAGACGCCGCCGCTCCGGCTGGAATACCTGTTTCTCGGTCACTTCCATGGCGGTCTGCGCGGTGGCGCGGTTGAAGTCCGTCGTGTATCCGGTGTACAGGTCCGGGAGCTGGAACGCGCTCTGCACCTTCCGCCGGTTGTTTTCGAGGTAGTCTTGGAAAAGCTCGTCCTTTTGCAGGATAGCTGCAAGGTCCTTGACCTCGACCTCCGGCCGGTTCTCGGCGTTGAATCCGGTGCGGTTATCTGCCGCCTCCGTTTCCAGAACCATAAAACTGTGCTGGCCCGCCTCGCCTCGGATGCCGTTCATGTACTCCTTGAGCTTGGCGAAACTATCGTCCGTCAGGCTGCCGCCTTTCACCATAATCAGCAACGGGGTGTGTCGGCCGTTCAGGAAATAGTTATTGTTGAGGCTCTCCGCTCTCCGGGCCCCATCTACGGTAAGGATGGAACCAACCCACCGGACCTTGCCGTATGTTGCGGTCCCGATGGCGAACTCGATTATTTCGTTGGCGCGGCTCTTGAACTCGAGCTCGGTGACGTACTCTCCGCTCGTCGGGTCCATGATTCGCGGGTCTCCGAACTCCTTGTAGTAGACCGTCTTGCCGTTGACGGTCTGCTTATACTTGCGGAACTTCCTCATGCGGTTCTCGGTGTGGTCCCGGTGGAAATACGTCACCTCGACGCGCGGGTCCAGCCTCCGGCTCTTTTCCACGCTGGGGGTGTCCTCGATGAACTCGAGCTGTATGACGTTCCCGTCCATATCCCGGATGACCTCTGCGTATGCGCAGCCGTAGGTTTCCCGGGCCTCCACGATGTCCTCAAAGAGCTCATTGCTCTCCTGCTCCATGTTGAGCATCTCGACGACCTCCGCCGCCCGGTCCCATTCCGCTTTCATCTCCGGGGTTTCGTCCGCGTCCGCAAAGTCGTCTTTGTACCGGATGTCGATGCCAAATCCGGCGATGTTTGACTTGTAGGCCCGGATGCACTGCGGGAGTATGGTGCTTTCGTCCACCATCTTGGAAAGCCCTCGGAGGTCGAACGGCGGCTTTGTCCAAATACCTGCCGTGCACGCCTCCTCCGGCGAGATTTGCAGGGAGCCGTCTGCTTTGGCGATGGGCTTCATCCCGCCGCGCTGCTCCGGGTCGTCCGCTTTAACGATGCGGACGTTTACCCGCTGCTGGGCGGGCTGCTTCTTGTCGCTCACTTCTTAACGTCTCCTCTCCTCTTGGGTTTGACCGGCAGGCACAGCAGGAGGATGCAGTCGGCCTCGTCGGGCGAGTGCATCCCGCGCTTTTTCATGGCGTCCTTGCTCTCCACGCGGATTTTGGCGTCGTCGGTCATGGAATACTTTCGTGTGGAAAGCTGGCCGACGAGGTCGTTATCGTTCGGGAGAATGAGCTGGACGGGCTTCTGTGCGCCCTCCGGCGTCTGCGGTGCAAGTAGATTCTTTACGACGCTCATCATGTAGGTGGTGCTATCGTAGTAAAAGTCATGGTGTATGCGCTGGCCGAAGTAAACGGGGATAATATCCATCCACCAGAACCGCTCCGGCTGCTCGCGCTTTACGCGCCGCAGACGGTCCGTGACGCCGCCGCCGAGGCCGCTGTCGTCTATCTTGATGGGGATAGCCTTGTCGAACCGGTACTTTTCCATGAGCTTTAGGCCGAGCTCCATGATGTCGTCGGCCGTCTGCATAAGGTCCTGCCCACTCTTTCGCTTGTAGAACATGGCCTTTTCGTCCACCTTGTAACCGATGACGGTGCGGTCGTCACCATAGCGGGCAACGTCGCAGCCGATGTCGATGCGGGCGGGCTTTGTCGGTTCCGTCCACTCGGTCATAATGGATTTTTCGACGAGCGGCAGAGGGATGAAAACATCGTTCTCCTGCCGGGGGAACTCTCCGGCGACACGAACACGGAAAACGTCCGAATCCTCGCCGTACATCTGGATGATGGTTTTGACGAAGTCGTCCGAGACGCGGCTGCTGTTCCGGCCGTCAACATGGAATGTGGTGTAGCTGCCTCTGTTCTTATGGTGGCTGTCATAAAAAAAGCCCGACAACTGTGTTGGGTTTCCGCACATGAGCAGCCGCGCTCCGGGCGTCGAAAGTGCGCCCAGCACCGGCTCGAACACCTTGTCGTCCACGCCGCTGGCCTCGTCGATGATGTAGAGGATGTCGTCAGCGTGGAATCCCTGCAGGGCGTCCGGCTTGCTGGCCGTTCGGGCCACAGCGAACCACTCCTCGGGGTACTGCTTCATGTAGACCTTTTCCTTTGTCCACATCAGCTCCCGCTCGAGGGCTTTATTGTTGCGCAGCCACTTGCTTATTTCCGCCCACAGAATATCGAATAGCTGATGCTGCGTCGGGGCCGTGCAAGGGATTTTGGGAAATGGCCGGGTTGACATAAACCAGATAACGGTCCACGCCTCGACCGCGCTCTTGCCGATGCCGTGGCCGCTGCGGACGCTCGTCATCTGATTCTTTGCCACAGAATCCAATATGGCGCGCTGGTTCTTGTCCGGCGTAACGTGGAGCAGGTCCTCGACAAAATCAGCCGGGTGGTCTGCGTAGTACAGGATAGCCTCTTGGGTCATCATGTCTGTTCTCCTCGTTTCCGGTTCTCGTATGCGGCCGCGATTTCATCGGCGAGGGAGAGCGTGGTTTCCTCCTGCTCCTCTGCCGTCTTGCCTCCGGCCGTGACGCCCGCCTCCTCCATCCGGTTATCCCGCTCAAGCTCTGTGGCCTTGTCGAGGAACTGGATAATGTCCTTTGGCGTCATCGACCCGTCCGGCAGATTCTTGAGCTCCGCGAGGGCTTTCTCTTGGAGCTGCAAGGCGATGCCGATGTGGCGGGTCCTCATTTTTTTGTACTTTCGGAGTGCCTCTTGTCGGGCTACGTCATCCAAATGGTTGTCATACGCTCGGCAGCGTTCTCCCCACTTTTTCTCGCGGCTCCAACGCTTGATAAGCGTGTCACTCTTGGATAACTGTTCGGCAACGACCCGTAGGCTCCTGTTTGAGCCCATATCTCGGTAGATGGCAAATGCCTCGTAGGCCTGCGCGCTTTCGCCCGGTTGACGCTCCCAAAGGTCGTCTTTGGTCCTATTCGGCATTGTCCTCCTCTCCTCACTTTCAGCTCTGTCCCGGGCTGCGAGGCTCCGCGCCCGTAATCCAGAATAGGGTGCTTTCCGGCGCGATGCCGGAGCTTCTAAACCACTGCATCGTCTTTGCCTCGTAATGAGGATGCAGGCGAATGCCCCCCCATGTAGCCGCTGCGGACTTCTCATAGACGAATCCGGGGCTGTGGAAAAGGTCGTGGTACTCAAACTCTCGGTCTGCGCCGTACTTTTTGAGGGTCTCATGGATGAATCCGCGCCGGTCCGGGGCCGTGGCTACGAGGTGCATCCTCTTGACCCGTTTCCCGTACCTGTGCAGTCCTATCATCACGCCGGTGGCGGTGATGCCGCTGCCGCAGGTCATCACGAGGTTTTCTATATCGTCCGGGAGGTTCTCTGTCTGCGCCGCAACTGCGGTTAGAAGCGTGTCGCCGTACCCGATGATATTGATGCCGTACTGGACAATAAAGCTGTTTTCCTGCGCCGCCAGCTCTTTTGCGCGGGCGTGTAAAATGCTGTGGCGGCCGGAACGTGCTGCGAGCACTATGGACGCCCCATATTTCATCGCCAGCCGGGGCATAGGCAGAGCCGCAACGCTCTCCCGGGTGGTTCCGCCGTACACGATTCTGCACGGCATCCCGTTTGCCCGGGCAACCGCTGCGGTGATGGGTGCTTGCGGGGAGTGGATGCTGCAATACGTCAGCAGGCTCTTGTAGTCCTTCTTGACGCTGTTCACCAGCATCACGCATTGCCGGAGCTTTCCTCCGTTCACCTCTCCGGGGCCAAACGGGGCATAAAGGTCGTCCCGCTTGATGTGCAGCCCGTCCACCTCCTGAACCGGCGTCAGGCTATACTCATTCATCCAGTCCAAACACCTTTCTGTGGTAGTCGGTCTTTTTGGCAAGTTCCTCCTGCATCAGGCCGTAAAAGCTCTGCTTTGCAATTTTGCGCCCGCTGCCTGCGCTCTGGTTCAGCGTCTTGAACGGTCCGCCTGTTCCGACTTCTTTCATCTTTTCCGTCGGCTCCGGGTTCTTACCGTTCATCAGCATACAGAGGTTATACTCGTTCGGCCGGAATCCGGACAGTCCGTCGATGCCGCAGCAAGTCATGCTGTCGCCCATCGCGCGGAGCCGGTTCTCGCCGCTGTAGAATTTCAGGCCGTACCGATGGCACTCCGCCTTGATTGCTTCAAAATCGTGCCGGAGGCGGGGCAGCGGATAGCAGAAGTCGCCGCCGATTTTCGTCATGCCGGGTTTGGCCTTAAAGAACTTCATGCCCTCCACGATGACGCCGTAGGCTCCTGCCTCCGCGATTCGAGGGATGTTCTTCATAACGTCATGGAACACCTCGGGCATATACGGCTGGATGCGGACGATGGTGCGCTGCACTCTGGCCGATACCGTCTTGAGGATGGTGAGCCGCTCCTCGTAGCTGGGCGTCCCGCGTTCGAGGCGGTCGTACTTACTGCACACCATGCTGATTTGCAGCACACAGTTGCACTGTGCCAGCAGGTCGAGGTACTCCGGGTCCGCAATGAGGCGGCCCTTCGTGCTCACCACAAACGGGTATTTCGTCTCCGCCAGCAGCTTGAGACACTCGTAGCTGGCGCGAATCTGCTTTTCGACCGGCTGGAACGGGTCACTCATGCCGCCCCAGTGGATAGGGATGTTCCAGTCGCACCACTCCGTTTCATTGCCGCGCTTGCCCTCGATAAAGGAGCGCAGGCCGTCTACGCTTTCGTCGCGCTCGATGTGGCTAATGTCGTTCTTCTTCTGTGCGAAGCAGTACCGGCAGCCGTGCGAGCAGCCGCGATAGGTGTCGAAACGCACAGGCAGGTTACAGAGAATAATCTGGCTCCCGCATTTGCAGCCCATTAAATCTCACCTCTAATCTTCTGGACGATGACGGCAACAAGGTCCTCTTTGCCGTTGTCCTTTATGTACTCTTTCAGGACGTCGCGGTCCTCCGCGCTGAACTTGAGCGAGATGTTGAACGTCTCCTCGATGCTCTTGAGCTCGCTGTCGAGAAAGTCGCCGTCTACGAGGGCGTCCACGTTGTTTTCGAGGGCCTCGATTTCGTACAGGTCGAATCCCGTCTCCGGGGCCGCGTCGCCGAGGCCGTCCAGCAGCTCCTTGAGCTTTACCTCGTCCCACTCGCCCGTCACTTTGTTCATGGCGATGTTGAGCTGCTTCTCTGCGGTCTCGTCGAGGTCAACAACAGAGACATCCGTCTCGGTGACGCCCTCATTCATAAGCACGGTGAGACGCTGGTGGCCGGACACGACACGGTTCGTGCGCTTGTTCCAGATTACCGGGACTACCACGCCGAACCTGTCAATGTTCCTCTTGAGCTTCTCATACTCGTCATCGCCGGGCATAAGCTCCACGCGAGGGTTATACTCCGCGCGCTCCATGTCCGCGATTCTCTTTTTGATAATTTCCATCAGATAAGCCCCTTTGCCTTGTTCACGAGCAGCTGCGCCAGCTCAACCTTGCCTGCGGGGTTCTCGTCGATGTACTTATCCATCGCCTCGTGAACCTCCTCGGGCAGGGTGAATGTCATGGTGTAGCTGTTCGGCTCGCTCTTTCCGGTGTCGGAGAAGTCCTCGTTCAGCAGGTCCTCGATGTGGTCGTATGTAACCTTGAGAGCATCGAGCTCCCAGTCATCAAAGCCGGTGAGGGCCATTTCGCCCTGCTCTTTCAGCTCGTCCAGAATCGCGGTGAGCTTCTCGTTGTCCCACCGGCCGGAAATTTTGTTGAGCGAAACATTGAGGATGCGCTCCTCCTGCTCGTTGAGCTCGACCTCTACCACCTGTACCTCGGTGTAGCCATTCTGCACCAGCACCTTGAGCCTCTGGTGGCCGCCTACGATGTTGCCGGTGGTCCGGTTCCATACGATGGGCTCAACGTAGCCGAAGGTCTCGATGCTCCGGGCCAGCTTTTCGTACTGCTTGTCGCCCGGTGCGAGGTCTTTCCTCGGGTTGTAGTCCGCCGGATGGAGGTCACTCACCGGCAGAGTGATAATTTTCATCTGCCGTTCCTTCCTGACCCGTTTCGGGTCGCTCCTGCGCATAAAAAAGAGGAGCCGCCCTGCGCAAGGCGGCTCCTGTCAAATAGGAGAAAAAATTATGGGTTTAGGGGATTTCTTTTTGCTGTTGGTATTCTACATTTTGTAGTTTAGCACTCGTATAGTGCCTTGTCAATGCCGTGTTTTTGCCCCGAAACGGGTCGCCCGTCTCGTGCCGTCAGGCTTTCTTGATGCCGTCAATGCCGAAAATAAGGGCGGAGAGCGTGGCGCAAGCCGCGTCCACATCCTTGTAGACCGTCCGCTTGTCGATTTTTTCCCGCTCCGCTACGGCCGTCGGTGAGAGCGGCCGGTCTCTCAGGTAGAGGGCTTCAATGACGCGGTAGTGCCTCTGCTCGCCCTCGTCTACGCTGTTTTCGCAGACGACCTTGTAGATTCCGAGCATCCTGTTCACATGGCGCATGATAAGCTGCGTCCGGGCTGCCGACTTCATAATGCTCTCGACCTTGAGATTCTCCTCGAGCAGCTCGTCCAGCGCCTCCACGATTTCCTCGACGCTCTCCTCTCCGGTGGCCGCGCTGGCCGCGTCGTATACTGCGTGGGAGCAGTTGGCGTTGAGCACGGTATAGTTCCGCAGCAGGAGCTTGGTATTGCGGAATCTCCGGTCGCTCCGGCCGTCCCGGAACTTCTTGCGCTCCTGCTCCACGGCCTTGATGCTGGCCTCCGCTCCGAGGCGGGCAGCGTCCGTCACAGCGGCCTCGACGCTCTCCTGTATCTCTTTCCCTAAGATGGCCCGAACGGCAGCGACAGCCGCTTTTGCCGCCACCTCTGCGGCAATTATCACAATTTCCTGCTCAGTCATCTTGCTCCTCCTCTTTGTTTCCGTCCGGCAGTTCATCGAGTGTGGCCCGGGCGATTTTTGCAAAGCGTTCGCAAACTTCCGCCACTTCGAGCGCGGAGACGCCGAATTTCTTCATGGCCTCTTTGAGCTTGCTTGCGCTGTCCTCCGTGATGGGGACGCCCATGAACGAGAATATCGGTTTTTCCATGTTCGGTTGCTCCCTCCGTATTTCGTCCACCAGCAAAAAGCGTTCCGGCGTCGTCCAGTTCATAAAGCGGCTAAATCTGTACACGGCCGCGCGCCACTCTTCCGTCTCGGGCTGCGTCCCGTAGGGCATCCCGCAAAACGCCGTGAGCACATCGCTCACGTTGGAAAGCGGGTTGATGTCGTACATCGTCGGGATGCCACGCAGTAGGTCCGGGGTAAATCCCGGGCCAAACCGCACGGCGTACTCCTTGATGTCCGCCTCCGTGACGTAGTTCCTGCCGTATCGCTGCTTCATGCTGCGCCAGACCGTCCACGGGATTCTGTATACCCGCAGCCCGTCGAATGTGGCAACAATGAAGCAGTGCGCGCCGAGGGCTGTGTAAGAATCGAGCTTTTTGACCTGCTCCGGTAGTACGCGGTCTTTGTTTAGTCTGCCCGTCCCGGTGCTCTTTGCCTCGAACATCACCGCGCGGCCTCCGAGCATGACGCCTTTGAAATCAGGTTCCGCCTTTTTGGTATACACCGCGCGGAACTGCCCCGACTTGTTCGGCTGGCTCACCGGTTTCATCGGCTCCGGCGTCTTGCTTATGTCGGCTCGGCCCGTCTCTGTCAAAAGAGCGCATGAGGCTTCTATCTGTTCTTCCAGCCTCCCTCCCTGCGCGCGGCTCCGTGCTCCCTGTAAGGCCCGGAGCGGGTCCTTTACCGGGCCGCTCATTCGAGGTAGCCCTGCTCTCGGGTGAACTCTGCGATTTTGTAGGCGGTCGCGCTCTTGATGCCCTTGCACTCTCCGGCGTCGAGCTGTTCGAGGAGCTGCGGCAGGGTCTTGCCCGGGGACGGGGTCGATGCGCGCTGGGCCTCGGCTTCGGAGTAGCCGGTGTTGTAGGCCTCCTCCCGAATGTGGTCGATGTGCTCAACGAGCTTGTCGTCGGTCATCTTGCGCAGCTTCACGGCGCGCTCATGTACATTCTTCTCCTCACCGGTCATCCGGCAGTTTCTTTTCTTCACTTGGCTCCCTCTCTTTCCAGCCGCTTGCAGCGGCCATTCTCATAGGCCATGCACTTCTTTTCCGAGCACCAGCCGAAACGCTCCGTTGTAATCTCGGTCCGGCTAATCCACGAGTAGCTCACTTCCCGTTTCGTGCTTTTCTTGTACGGGCAAAACATACCATCATCGCTCATTGTGCTGTCTCCTATAAAATATTCATGTGAAGCGGCTGCCCGGTGGCAAGCTGCCGATGGATGAACTCACGCTCGAGGCAGTTACTCACCATAACGAGGGCTCGCAGCTCTCCGGGGAGAATCTTGCTGTCGAGATAGAGCTTCTCAATTTCCGGCCCCCGCGCGTGGAGCTCCCGGATGGCCGCCTCCGCGTCCTCCCACTCGGTCAGGTCGTACAGCTCGCCGAGTGCCTTGTCGAACTCACTCTTTTCCGGCATTGTCGGCTCCCTTCCGCAGACATCTGGCCGCTGCACTCATAAGGTTGCTGTACGACTTTACCGTCATTCCCATGACGCTGTCTCCGATGCGGTAGCTGTAGGCATAATCGCCAAGCGTTTCAAGTTCCTCGGCAAGCTCCTCGGGCGCCGCATTCTCAAAATTCAGCGTATGGGTTTCTTCGTGCTCTCTGCACTCGGCCTCGCTGTAAAACTCCTGTCCGCAATGCTCGCAGGTGTAAATATCAATGTTCCGGTGATTCATCCTTGCCGCCCTCCTGCTTTGCCGTCTCTTTGTCCAGATTATCCTTGAGCCGGTCGAGCTTGTCCCATACAATTTTCGTAATGCTGACACTCTCGCGCCCTCTGAAAAATGCGAGCAACTGTACCAGCATAATGAAAACGTCGGCAATTTCCTCCTCTATGTTCGAGTACACTTCCTGTGGCTTCCGATTGAGCGGGTTGTCGTACTTGCGCTGGCACTCTTTGTACTTGCAGAGGGCTTTGGTGAGCTCCGACATCTCCTCCACAGCTTTGGTGAGCTGGGCGTCCTTGCCGTAGGTTTCGATAGCGCGGTCGATAGTCTGCAAGCCGCCCGGCATAATCTCCGGGATGCCTGCATCCTCGTAATGCTTGAGCTTGTCGCGCAGCGAGGCGAGAGCCCACGAGAGGGTGTAGTGCTCTGCCAGCAGGCCCTCGATGGTCTCCGGGCCGTCGAACAGATGCTCGCACAGGGTCATGTCGAACTCCTCCGGCGTTCCCTCGGTGTCAATATCTGCGTTGTGCGCCTTGATAAGCTGCTTCATGTAGTCGTTGAGGCTGATGCTCCGGCTGGGCATCTGCGCCCAGCCGTCCTCGCCGCGCACGAACAGGTTGAGAGCCTGCGAGTAATTCCCGTCCGGGGTGTCGGTCGTCATTCTTCTCTGCGGAAACATAAATTTTGTCCTCCAATTTTCAAATTTGATGGTTAAAGATTGAAATGCGCTTGAATCATTTTCAAGTTTCGGGGTTAGATTTTGCTTTATCGGTTCTGCTGTTCCACCTTTGGATGTCGTCTGGCGTGTCGAGAAAAAACATCCCGAATCCCAAAATGCAATCAGGCGTTTCTGGATGCTTCCAATACGTAATGCCGATATTACTACTTATCGCTTCACCGGTTTCGGTGTTGACGACCTCCCTTTTTTCTGCGATGCGGCACGGATTTGCTCCGCAAAACGGACAGGGCAGGATTTTCACTTGTCTTGCTTTCATGTCTGTCCATCCTCTGTGTATTTATTGTCGTAGAACGTCCCGTCTTGCCCGATGGAAAACTCTTCATCTTCCCAGTATACGCCGCAACCGTTTTCACAGGCCGCTACGCTCTCGCTTAGTTCTCCGCTTCTGGATACATAGCGTTTCGGAACTTTTCCGTCTTTTCGGATTGTGTAGTCCCGTGCGTTCTGGTAAAATTCCGAATAAATAATTTTCCCGCCACACCTCGGGCATCGGCCCCGAATGACTCCATTCACGTTTCATCCTCCTTTTTTGTTTTCTTCAACTGGCGGCCGCACTCCGGGCAGAAGTTCAGCGGCCGTCTTTTGTGAGTGTAGGTTGAGGCAAGCCCGCAGCCCTTTCTGAGGGTTCTCTCATAAAGGCAGACGTAATACTTTGTGTATAACTCTCCGCCGGTCTTTGGCCTGTGCTTCTTGCTCCACTCGTAATCTTCGCAAAATTGGCAGTTCATACGCTTTCCTCGATTACTTTGAGGTCATAGGTCGCGAAGTCTCTGGATTGCGTCCTCCGCGTAGACCATACGTTTTTCGCTCACGATAATTCCTCCGTATCGTCCTCAAGTCTGTCCCCGCAATAGGGGCAATACTTGAAATACCCGATAACGTGAGCACCGTACTCCCAGCCAAGACAATGATTGCAGCCATCGCAGAACACACCGTCTTTGGTTTCGGGTACATATCCACGGATGATGTGCGCCGTGGGCCGCAGCGTTTCCGGGTCAATGGTTGGAGCTGCCTGAATCAGCCCGAGCGGAACCGCGTGACACGCAGAGCCCTTCGGCCCGGTGATGTAGATGGCCTTTTCTTCCAGTTCGTTGGCGTCAATGAGCCTTTTTTCTGCCATTCTTTATAGCCTCCTTAATGCATTCAAAAATTCCCATCCTGCTTTTTACCTCTCGGAATTTAACATTCCCCGAAAAGGCCTTTGCGTAGCCTGATTCTTGTACTTTGGGGAATTGCTGCTCCTCCTCTTGAATCAGTGTCTCAAGCTCCATTTCGACCGTCTGCTTGTGGCTTGCGTCGTAGTCCGCGATTATTCTGCGAAAAAACTCCTCGACCTCGTAGAACGTTCCTATGTTGTACGGCATCTCGGCCAGTCTGTTCATCTCCCACTCTATGTATTCTTTTTGGGGTGCAAACACCTTTTTCGCAAGAACCATCGTCAGCTTCCGCTCAACCTCTTCTGTAAGCTGCCGACCATCCGCCTCAACTCGCATTCTGTCAACAAAAGAGATGCTAGGCCGGAGGTTCAGTCCGGGGCATACGGTCACTTTGATGTAGTTACTGCTCACCATGCTCCTCCCGGATTTTTTCCAACTCTCGTTGGCACTTGTCGGCCCGGTCCATAGCGTTTACACAGTCCATCGCTATTTCGGCGTATTCCTTGCTTACATTGCGCAACATATTTTCCGCCCGGTCCCGCTGCTCCGTTGCCTTGTTAAGCTGCTCATTTCTGATGGACGCTCCGAGAGCGAATCCAATCAAAAATGCTGCTACGAGTTCTTCGCTTAGCATCGTCTTTCCTCCTTATGCCGACGACCTCGATTTCGTCGCACTCTTGGTGCTTCACTCGCCCGGCCTCGTGTCCGAGGAACTCCGCCTCTTTTTGGTCGTCCGCCATTACCGCGACGCCGAAGTAGCAGGTGGAGTTCTCTGTCCTACCCTCAAGGAACACATCATACCTCGGCATCCGGTTCCTCCTCGTATTGGTGGACATCGACGAAGATGGCTTTCTTCCACGGGAGTGCGTTGTACGCTGCCCGCGTCTCCTCCTCCGTCATGTTGTCCACGAGCTCCGGGTCATAACGTTCATAGAGAACGTCGTTCATCTCGCAAATGTCCTCCTCCCGGTAGTAGGTTCTTTCTTTGCCGATGATGAACTCCTGAACCGCGCTCTCTCCCCATGAGCCAAGCCAGCAGTAATACTCGTCGCCGCCGACCACATCCCCATCTACGCAGGGGACGACCGGGAGCTCAGGGTTTGCCTGCATAAGCTCGAGGAGCTGCGTGAGCTTTTCGCTCTGTTTCATGTCATTCCATCCTTTCTTTTCCGGGGCTCCGCCCGGGTTGCTTTCTGCTCGGCGGCCTTGTGCCATACATAGGCCGCAACAACTATTACTGACAAGGCGACGGCCGCAAAGGAAAGCCAGCAAGTTAAGGTTTCCAGCAGGTCGTCAAGCTCTAAAAGAACCTCGTACATAGTCACCACTCCTTTACCTGAATTTCTTCTTGAAACTGCGCACGATGGCCCGGTGCGTCCACCTACGGCAGTAGGGGTTTCGGACGTTCCCGTCGTACTCCTGTTTCATCTTCTGGTATGTCGCCTTGTTCTCTGCATACCGTTCGCAATGGTCGTGGCATCCCGGGTGTCTGTCCGGGCACTCTTTCGGGCAGATAGTCATAAGTCGAGCATAACGCTGGCCCGTTTCCGGGCGGCCGTCATGGTTTCGTCGTACTTTGCTGCGCTGTATACGGCGAGCGGAGCCACTGCCCGTCCTGCTCTGGCTCTCCTGAATATCTCCGAGTAGACAGCGGCCGTCTCGTATACGCTGGGGCCTCTGCCCGGTGTCGAAAGCATCCCCTTGCGGTCGTCGGTGTCGGTGACGCGGAGGTCCTCTTTGAGGGCGTCCTGTACGCATCTGCGCAGACGGTCGAGGGCGAGGTCCTTATCCTCTTTTTCCCACTCGAGGTACTGCTTGTAGTTGTTCATGGAGTTCTGCTTGAGGCGCGCCAGCCGGTCTCTCCCGTAGCCGAACGTCTCGTGACAGGTGGCCGCCATAACAAGCCACGCGATTTCTGCGCCCTGATTGCTCGCCATGCGGAGCTGCTCCTCCCGGCGTCCTCTCGGAGCTCGGTCAACCGGCAACCGGACCTCAAAATCACAGATGCCTTTAAGGTTCTCCCTCATGGCGTCCGTTGCGTTCTTGCTGCTGCCGTAGAGGATGGCCGTCTGGTATTTTTTCTCAAAAGCGTCCATCTCGTTACACGCCCGCAGGAGGCGGGACGCGCCAATGCCGTCGTCTTGGTGCATGGAGACGACGATACACCACATAAAGAGCTGGGCGGAGCGGTCGCGCTGGTCCTCGCGCTCCTGCTGGATGTTGTGGGTCAGTGCTTTCATCATCCAGCCCTCCTTACGTCGTATAGCAACGCTTGGCCGGGTTCCACGTGAGCTTCGGGATGCTCCGGCCGCAAACGCAGGAGAACTTCTCGTTTACGATTTCGGCGTCCTCGACGTTCGTCCGACCGTAGCTCTCCTTCTTGCAGACCGGGCAGGTGAACTCGAACCGTGCCAGCGCGTCCAGCGGGATTTTCGCGCCGCACTTCCGGCACTCGTTGGTCGTTTGCGGTTCGCGCAAGAACTGTACAAACTCGCTCTTGCATTTCGGGCAGCGCAGGAGCATGAGCCCCTTTGCGCCGACGGGCGTAAGCCAGCTTACCGGCTTCTTGGGGGGGGCTTTCTTGTCCGCCGTGGAAACTACCGGGGCTGCCTGCTTCGGCTCGCTGGTGACACTCTTTTCCGTCTCCGGCGCGCTGTCGCCGTCGTACAGTGTCGTGGTCTTGGCGATGGTCTCGAGCGTTTTGAGCGCGGTGTCGAGCTCTGCAGGGCTCTTGCCGGTGAGCGTGATGCTCACGTCCGGTTCTCCCTGAAACTTGAAAATTTCCATTGAGACTTCAAACTTCGTACTTGCCATGTCGGTTATGCCTCCTGTTTCTTTTCTTCCAGCTTGTTTGATGGGTTGAATTTCCTGCCGTCCTCGATGCCTCGCCATGCTGCATCGAGCTCTCCGACCGTCTTTGGCTGGGGTGTCTTTTTGAACTCTTTCGGCAGTCCAATCTTTTCGAGCTCGTCTTTGACCTCTTTCGGAACTTTCAGCACAAGGCCGTATTCTTGATTTTCCTCATTCTGTCTTGTGAACGCCTCGTATACGCCTCTGGCGAACCCATAACCGTAGGAATCACAGATTTTTGCAATCTCCTGCGGTGTGTAATAGTCCAGATGCTGTTTGCGGAGCTTCTTCTGCTCCGATTTAACGCACCGGACCGCATACCGGAATATCTTTACGCAGATTTCAAAATCGCCCTCTAAACCGATGAATCCGACGTGCCAAACGGTTGTTTTTGCGCTAATCTTGCATCGAAACGCTGAGCAGCAGTAGTTTTCTCCAATAATGATTGAGAGCGGGTCCATCCACGAGTTTGCTTTCTTGGAAAACGTCTCGCCGATGGCTCGTTTTATGACCGTCGTGTTCCGTTCCTCGAGGTCCCTCTCGGTGAGCTTGTGCTCCGCCATGAGCTTGCGGGCCTTGAGCAGGGCGAGCTTTGCCTCCTCCGGTTCCGGGCTCTTTGCGAGGGCGAGGAGCTTTCGGATTTTGTCCTTGTAGTCCATCAGGCTTCAACCTCCTGCGCTACAACTCCCAGTAGCTTACAGCGTGTAAGCATCATCTTCTCTAGCGAGGACTGGTACTTCTGAACTGGCTCCGCATAGCCTTCAAAACACCGTCCTGCGTACCGCCATGTGTCGCCATGCCTCTTGAATGTCAGGTAGGTCGGCAGCCAGCGTC